GAGGGATTCAGTTCTGATTGCCGGGTGGAGCTTGTCTATTCATCCGGCAAACCAAGGGTCGTGACGTTATATTCGGGATATAACGTGGCAAAATTGACACCCCTGCATCACTCCCTTTACGGGTTGCTGCGAAGAGAAGGATGGCTTCTTGTCGGAAGTCCCACCGATGAGAAGGTACTCGCACTCGGCCGTGGCTGTGAAGGTCCATACGTAAGTGTGGATTACTCGGCAGCCACTGACAATATCAAGACCTGCTACGTGCAGGCCATGGTCGAGGTTCTAACAAGGAAGAGTGTGGATTTGACTGTCGACGAAGAGAAGTGCCTTCAGGTACTTGCTAATCTTACCTTCGATCGGCTTGATGGAGTTGCCCAGACTGGGCAGCCCATGGGGAGCCCTATGAGCTTCCCGCTGCTTTGTCTGATCAACAAGGTGGTTGTCGACCTCGCACTCGCAGACCTGTTAGAACGGGGTGAAATCTCCGCAAAGCAATTTGTGGAGCATCGCTGTCTCATCAACGGCGATGATCTCTTATTTCGGGAGCCTACGAGCTGCTCTCGATTGCTTGCCGGTATCCTCCACCACGGCTCGCGCTGTGGCCTGATAATTAATGAGGAGAAAACGATGGTCGACCCGGATTGGGCCGAGGTGAATTCCACCGCCTTCTTCCGTGGTCGCAAGAGAAAGAAAACAAATGTCGGCGCTCTCAGACAGAGGGCAGATGTGACAGACCCGATCGGGTTCTTGGCGGATTCGGTTGTGAAGCGTCAAAGTTTTATCTCACTGCTTCGGCAGTGGGAGAACGCTATAGCATCCGCAGAAACCAAGATCCAAGGCCCCCTCCCATCCTCTTTCTGGTCAGCGCTGTACTGTGCTGGCCTGGGGGTCAAGGACGCACTGATGTCCGTTCCAACGGAGCGACCAAAACCGACCAACCCGTTCCCCGTTGTACCCAAGCCTGCAGGGTACGCTTTATCAAGGGAATGCGAGGTTGCTACCATCAACGCCAAGGTAGCCAGGCTGAAACAGGACGGGTATAAGCCCTTCAGGCCCGCGAAAGGCCGCCCGTCTGTGAAGGAGCGGAGATCGATCGTCTCGCAGCTCAGGAAGAGAAAAACCACTGAGGAAGACAACATTCTGAAAGTCCTCGCCGATCAGTGGGAGTTGGAACAAAAGGAAATGCTCGTAAAGGCGGACGACGCGGCCGCGGATATCCCACCATCCGTGAAGGGGCAGGAGGAAATTGATTACTACGAAGGAAAAGTGTCTCGTGCTGAGTACTTCGTGGCCCTCCTGGCCGCGTTCAATCGACAAAAGAAAGGGCTGC